TTTTCGTGAATTTTTCTTTTAGTATTTTCATCGAAAATTTGGTAGCATATACTTTTATCTCTGGTAATTCATTTAAAATTTCTGGGACTGCCCCCATATTTCCATCATCTGCATGGGAAATAAAAATTCCTTTAATTTTTTCCCAGTTTAATACAACTAATCCTGTAATTAAAGCTATGGCTCCCGCTACAATTAAAGGAACGCTTCCAATAGTTACTCCTAGTCCTAAAATAATCCATCCTATACTTTGAATTATCGCTCCAAAACTTTCCCAGGAAGGGTCATTTAAATATTCTATAAGCGAAGAAATCAAATTAATTATTCCATATATCATAACGCCAATGCCTAGAGCCTTTATTACCCCTAGCCCCAATTTAATTGCTGAAATACATCCAATAACGCCACCTAAAAAGCCTAATAATACTTCTTTATTTTCTGAAACAAAATTTTTAATTTCATTCAACAAATCAAGTAGCTTTTGACTATATGTAATTTCTACATCAAAATTCAAATTAGGTTTAGAAGATCCTCCAGTTTGAGAAGTATTTTCATTATTTACTTCTAGTTTATCAAAACTAGCCAATCCTTCTTGAGCTTCTTCTACTGCAGCAGTTGCTTTGGCTTGTTCATAAAGTGATTTTGCATTTTTTTTAGCTTGACTAGCAGTATTCCCAAATAGACTATTTATAAAAACAGCTATAGTGCCTGTAACTTTTGAAAGCATATTCATCAAAGAAGTTAATGCAGGCAATACTGCGTTATAAATCGGTGTAAACGCACTAATTAAATTAACTTTAATTTGATTCAAACTATTTGCAAATATATCATTTGATTTTAATAAGCTTATAAACCCATTCGAAAGATTGTTCAAACCTCTTCTTAATAGGCTAAAAACCATTGCTGTACTAATTAATCTTGTCATTTTACGTTTAAAACTATCCAATTTAGAATTTACTTCTTTAAATCCTTTACCAACAGTTAAAGCATTAATTCCAAAGCCTTTTAAACGATTACTCTCTATTTTTTCTATATTTTTTCCTAAAGAATGCGCTTCACTTTTAGCTTTATTTAAATTTTGTTCTGCTAATACAATTTTAGCTGACAAATTTTTCGCTTCTACAGAAGTTGATGGATTCACTTTAAGTTCTGATAAACTTTTTTTTAGCTTTTCATTTTTGTCTCGTGCATTTTCTAATTGAGAAGCTAATACAAAAGATTTATTATCTAAATCAGATTGTTCATAATTTAATTGTGCCATTCGCTTAGTATCATTTGATCCATTTGCAAATTCTAAGTCTATTTTATTGGATTCAATTTTAGCGATAACCTCATTATACTGTTTTTCTAAACTGATTAGTTCTTTCTCATTTTTTCTTATTTGACTTTCCATTGCAGTTAATGATGCCGGTGCTTTTGCTCCACTCATTAATTGATTATACTTTGTTCGTAAATTATCAATTGCAATTTCTTCTTTTTTTATTTGATCAACTTTGTGATTAAATTGTTTAATTAATTTGTTGGTTTCTTTATTTATGTTTTTGTATCCGTCTATCAAATCTTTGTTTTGTAGTTTTGTATTTATAACTACTTGACCATTTAGTTGCTCGTCTAATCACCTCCATTAAATTCTTTCATGAACTTGCTTTCTTCTTTAGTTTTTTTACTATCTAAATCTAATATGTCGATAGAATCTCGATAAATAGTCTTTTCTTCATCAGTTAATTTCCCTTTAATCTTTTTTTGACGTAAACTTACAATATTAGAAAAGGCGCAATCATTTGAAATATCAAAAAAATAATAATAGAATTTCCACCAATGCAAAAATTCAATATTTTCCAAATCTAATTTTCCAACTTGACTTATAGCTGAATAAATATATTTTGCATCTTTTTGAAAAGAATATAGTCTTGGCAATTCTTTTACATTTCTCGATTCTTCTCCACAATTTAAAAACTTTATTCCTTGCAAAATTCCTTTTTCTATGGATTTTGGTATTTGTTCATATAATCTTTTTAACAAAATAAAATGCTTTTCTTGAATAGTTAGTTCTTCATCTTCATAAGCTAAAATTATTTGCAAACAATTTCTAAAATCAGCATTAATTTTTATTATCTCGTCATCGATTTTTATTTTAGTTGGGAACTTTTCTATTAAAGGATTTGTCATTCCATCACATCTAGTGTCTCAATATTCTTCTCTAGCAAATATTTGTCGAATTTATTTCGTCTTGATTTTTCAAAGTTGGGCTTAACCGCTTCTATAATTGGCATGAGCGCAATAATATCTTGTGAATTTCCCATAATTTTTTCACAAGTCTGATCACCAAAAACATAATCAAAATCCTTGAATATTTCATCCATAATCGTTTCCTGAAAATTTAACGTTTCATTTACTTTCTCCAACGAATCACGATATTCTTCTAATTCTTCTAAAGATAAATTTTTCTTTGGAAGTTCTTTAATATATGGAGTGTTTTCCTTTATTTTATCTTGTATTTTGTAAATTTTTTGAATTATATCACTTAGTCTTGCATATGCTCTTGTGTCTTCAGGATTATATGAAATAGTTGTAATTAATTCACCATTTTCATCAACTATATCATCTGTAATACGATTGCTTTTTATTGTTATAGCCATATCTTATTTCCTTTCAGTAATAAAAGGGAGATTCCTCTCCCAATTATACACTTACATTTTCTGTAAAATTTTTTGTCGTAGGATTAAAAGTTCCGTAAGTTTTTGCGCCTACCCAATTAATATCATAGGGGGTTCCTATTCCTTTTGTATCTCCTCCCCATGATTTTAAATCAATTGCTCCTTTTTGCTGAAATGCTTTATAACCGCCTTCTATAGGTTCTTCGGTTGCGTCTACTTCCATAAATTTTTCAACAACTTGCGATAATTCTTTATCATACCAATAAATTTCTTTTAGCTTTTTAGCTAACTTTCCATTTTTTCGATAATAGCATGGATCTACTGAAGTTGTGTTTGGTCCTTTGGTAACATCTACTGTTGCTTGACCTAAAACATTTGTTTTTGCTTCAACTTCATTGTTTAAACTTCGTGTAAGATCATCATTGTCTACACCAATTGCTTCATATGTTTCTACTGGACTATCTCCTTCTCCTGGATCAACATAAAAAACCACGGTTTCATTTCTTTGAGACTTTTCAGATTCAATTTTAAGTACATCTTGCATTTTTATACCTTCTTTCTATTAAAAAAAATCCACAAAGGGATTATTCTTATCTTTTTTTTCATATTCAACTATTATTTGAACTTGATATATTGCTTTTCGTAGTGTTGGTTCAACTGCAATTAAATAATTACTAGATGAAACATAAATATCAGTCACTTTTTTATTATCTTTAAATTTCGGAAAATTACAAAGAGCACTTTGCTCCTCTAACCAATCTTCAAAATCTTCTAAAAAATCACTATTTTCAATTTGATTTTTTAACTCTTCACTATGATTTAATTTAACTCTTAATGTAAAACTACCTTGTTTAACTTTTGTACCTGTAACTTGAGTACTTTTTAGCGGCTTAATAGGGGTTCTATCAATTGAAGCTACATTAGCATCATTTGATAAAAAATCAACTCCTATAAGCTTCAAATTATCAAAAAAAGGACATTCTGTTAAATATGTTCTAATGGCTCCTATCATTCTATCTCCTACTTTCAATATGTTTTTGTATTGCTACTTCTATTTCTTTGTGTCTATCTGCCCACATCCGTTGTGTCCAATACGGGCCTCTGATGCCATTAAAGTTATTAATAATCCTTCCATTTGGATCTAATATTTTTGGTACACCAGGTCTTGAAATGAATCCAACTTGAATACCAAACTCAGTTAAAGGAAACGCGCCAACTAAATACTCAGGATCTACCATTAAGTTTCCATACCATTGATATTGCGAATAAATACTTGTATAAATAATTTTATCCGGTTGCATTGCAACATTATTTTTTAACATACCAGTATCTAGTGGAACATAATCATCTGATAATCTCCATACTTCATTTGTAAAAAACTTTTGTACTTCTCCATTTTCTTCTAAACCCAAACCTTGGATAAGTTCATTAGTACTAGGAAAACTACAGCTTGCCTGAAAGTTTATCATTTACCACCAATTAAAATATTGTCTAAATCGCCACCAATAATATTGACGTCATAAGAAAGCACAGTTATTTGCTTCAAACCTTCTAATTCACTAACACTATTTATGTCAGAACCATTTCCTAAAACAATTCTATTGTTTTTTTGAATAGTAAAAGTTTCTTTATCGCCTGTGTATTCTTCTTTTGGAATATATTTAGATAAATTATCTCCATCAATAATGACGTTAATGGCTCCACTTTCTACTATTCCTTTTCCTGAAATATTTATAGAATCAGTTCCATACCAATAAACATTATTTAAAATAGTTTTATAATACTTTTCATCATATTTATTGTAAATAGTTATAGTATGGGGCCTATTCATCTAAACACCTATTCATTAGACCTGTATGCGCTAAAGACTGATAGATTATTTTATAAATCTTTTTTTCTAATTCTTCCTCGGATAATATTTGGCTAGCTTGTAAATTGGATTTATTAACATATGAAATAGAATGAGGCCCTAAAGACTCGCTAGAGATTTCTTTACTTTCTTTTGAATCTTGTTTGACTTTATTTTTCAATTGTTCCTGTTCAAATAATAATTCTGCAATTTGGCAAGCTACATTGCGAATTTCATCACTTATTTCAGATTCTTTAATCCGATTAAATGTATAATAATTCACTTTGTTGCTTGCTTCTATTGCTTTTGTTTTAAATGAAGATTCAGGTATGCTAGAACCTCCATAGTTCATAATGTAATATTCAAAATATACTAATAGCATACCTTATCATCTCCTATTCTTCTTTATTTTTTTTAAATTTATCTTTCTTTAAAGATTCATTTTCTGCAGTTAACTCGTTAATTTTTGCATTTAAGTTTTCAATCACTTCATTTTTTGCATCAAATTCATCTTTAACTTGGACGTTTTCTGCAGTTAACTCGTTAATTTTTACATTTAGATCATTAGTAAAAGTCCTTACTTCTTCTTCAGTAAAAGTTTTAATATTTACTTTTTTATTTCCTATAATTTTTCCCATATTATTGCCTCCTACTTATGCGAAACTAAAATACCTGCACGTTTATTTTCGTATGCATCATTTAGCCCATAAATTCTATAAAGCATTTTATAGAAATCTCCATCTTGGTCTTCATCAGGTGTAAATATTTTCATTTTTGCGTGTTTTGTATATTGGAGCATTGCTGGTTTATGAATAATCATAAAGTTTATATCTTTGCTTCCTTCTTCTTTTAATTCATAGTATGTTGAAATACTTCCAACAACTGGAGATTCTACAGCTATATATTTATTGTCTGATTTAATATAATATGTTTTTGAGTTATTTAAAGCAGTATCTGTGGTTAATTCATATACAGGGTCAACTGCTTTATACCCACCTATTCTTTCTCCATCAGAATCCTTACCACTTCTTAATTCAATTTTAGTAAGAAATCTTTTTTGAGGTACCTTTTTAATACCTGCAAATCTTTTTAAAATATCATTATTTGTAATTCTTGATACAAATTCTGCCAAAGATAATAATGTAGGTGCAATTCTTAAATATCTATTTTCCTCAGGAACTTCATCATTATCTAATTGTGTCATACTTTCTTCAAGTGCCTTTAAAACTTCTTCTCCTGTCTTATAAGCAATTCCTTCAGGAGCTACATCGGTAATATCATCTAAAGATGCATATGTAGCATATCTTACTGCATCAACTTCAGGAACAACTTTAGTTCTTAAAAACTCACTAGATAGGTTTGCCATAATAACTCCGCCTGTTTCTTCATTATCAATAGTATCAGTTTTTAATTTTCTACCTCGTTCATAATTGAATTTTACTGTTTCATTAGTTAATGCTATATCTCCATCAATATAACCACTATTACGATCATAATCTCCTAAGCCATCCATATCTAACTTTGGAATAATTATTTCGTTAGCATTGGCTCCTGCCTTTACTAAATCGCCATTGATATCAAAATCACTTGTTGTACTTGCACTTTTATAAACTTTATCTAAAAGTTCAGGCGCATTTTTTTTAAATAGTTCTATACTATTCATTTTAAATTCCTTCTTTCTTTATTTTGTTTTTTCTTCATTCAAGCCCATTGCATTCATAATTGAATCTAAAGAGCCGTCTACAGTCGGAGTTGAGATATTAGTTGTAAATTGTGGATTTGCAACTTCACTTTTGAATGCTCCAACATCATTCTTTTTTAATTCTTCAAGCCATTCAGAAGCACCTTGAAATTTTCCGGTTTCTTCATCGAACTTGAAATCCTTTGCATTAAATTGAGCAATAACTCCAGCTTTTGCTGATTCACTTGCAAATTTAACGTCACTAAAAAAAGCATTCGTTCTTTCGCCTCGAATACTTTTTTCTTTTTCCATTTTTTGATTTTCCTCTAATTTTTTAAACTTAGTTTCCCAATCCTCAGCAGATTTTTTAATGCTATCAATATCCATATCTTTATAAGATTGAATCTCTTTGTTAGCATCTTCAATTTGCATTTTTAAGTTAGATATTTCTGTTTCTTTTGAATCAAACTTTTCCTTTGAAACATAATTTCCTTCACCTAAATTTGCTAATTTAATAGGCTTATCCTTGTGTTCTTGATTATAAGAATCAACCTTTTCTTTTGTTTGAGAAAATAATTCCTCTCCTAGAACCTCTTTTAAAAATTCCATATTTCCTTTCGCTACACAGATTTAATTTAAATTTCAGTTCACTCTGACATTGTGCACCTTGAATTTATATCTCGACAAGGTAGAGATATTTTAACATTTAAAAAATCGATATATCTATCGATCTAATTAAGTGCTATTTTATAAGCACTGTATCAATGGCATACGATAATATTTCAATTACCTTCAGGACTGTGCACCCACCGTTTTCTTGTCACGCAAGTGTATACCATTAATACACTACTTATAAAGTAGTAAAATATTTCAATTGGTTGCAGGAGTTGGAATCGAACCAACATCAATAGCAAGGTATACTATCATTCTTCCAC